CCGATCCAGTCGCAGACCTTGTGCTTCCAGATGATCTTGCCGGTCTCTGCGTTCACACAAACGAGATCGCCTGTGTACACGCCAAAATAGACCTTATCGCCGACAAGGCAGGGAGAGGAGATAATCCCCTTGCCAGTTTTGTCATCAAACGAATGCCACCACTTCAGCCGGCCGGTGTTTTTATCCAAGCACCAGAACGTGCCGCAGTCAGACCCGAACATGATCGACTGCTTGTAGATCACGGGTGTGGATTTGCAGACAGCAAAGCTAAGATTTGGCCGCTGCGAAGCAAACGTCCAAGCCGCATCGTAACGGACGACAGGAACATGCGGATCTTTGAATGTCAGGCCGACGTCTGAAAGATCAAACATGGATGTCGAGAGAATTTTTTGATCGATAAGGTTTTTCACGCCGGTGCGAGAATGGAAATTCACTACGACAAAGGCGCGATCAACGCGGATGCCGGCATCGCGCAACTTGACCGCCGCGTTGCAGAGTGAAGAGCCGCTGTTGAGCGTGTCATCGATCAGGATCGCAGGCGTACCATCTGAAATGCCGTCAATATGTGCCTGCTGCAAATGCTTCTTGCGCTTCTTGCGCACGATTAAGCCGTTAAGCTTGATGCCCCGGCGCAGGGCTTCGTTTTGAATGGCTGCCATCATCGGGATGCCCGACGATTCCACGGCTGCCAACTGAAACGGCGGCGCATGCTCATCAAGAAATGCGTTGGCGATTGCGGACATCGCTTCTGGATTGAGCAAAGCACGACGGATATCGAGCACCCACTCAAATCGACCGCCGATCCTGTTAAACAGGGGCTGCTGATCAGACGTGAGAACGCAATTCTCTTTAATGAAAGAGACAACATCCATCAAAAATAACCCCTCATTTTTGTAGATCAGTCTATTTTTGCAGTTAGCTTCTTTATCATGGAAACAGCGCGCGGCTGGTCTTTCAACCGATCCACAAGATCATCGAGATCATCGCTCAAAAGATTATTGGCAAGAAGCTGCGAACGTCTGTGATCAGCGCCACCCATCTGACGGATCAGATACGCCAGCTTCGGGCGGTAGATGTTACGCTCTCTAGCGGCCTCGCGCAGATCAAGAATTGCCGACTTTATGCCGGCTTGTCCTTTTTGATCGCCTGCATCTGCCGGCCCACCCCGCCGGCGATGAACAACCGCTCCGCCGACCGCCCTTTTGAGTACGCCTGCGCCTCGATCTGCTGCTTGATCGCCTTCGCTGCGGGGCTGTTCGGTCCACGCTGCTCTACGGCCATCTGGTACATTTCCTGCAAGGTAGCCATCGTAATTGTCCCTAAACAGAACCTGCGTATCATACTCGACATATCGAGCAGACGACACACCATCGACGGCAGAAACCGTGTCGATGGCCTCCAGCATTTTCTTTTGAGCTGCCGGAATGCCATCAACGCCGTTTTTGCCGAACTCAGGGATGTATTGTAGGCGAATACCAACATATTCGCCAACATTTTCACCACCTGCCGCGCGATTTTTAGCGCGGAAGTCGGTCACAAAGGTAAAGCCGGCATCGACCCCCAACTGGTTGATGGTTTGGGTAACCCGATCTACTACATCTGGTCCAACTTTCTTGGTGAAATAGATCTCCAAGCCCGGATTGGCGTTCGGATTTGTGCCGGCCTCAATGACTTCGGATAGGAATGTACTCTCCTGATTCCGCTTCTTGGCCTGTTCAACAATTGTGCGGAATGTTGGATTTGGGTCGAAGTTCTGGCGAGTGACGAATTCAAGATCGAAAGCAGGCTCATCAAAGATTTGGCCCTGCGGATCAATGTAGCGGCCGGTCGAAGGCGTTGCCTTCATCATCATGACTTCTGGATCTTTATCCAAAACACCGATGATCGCTTTGTTGTCTTCGACGAACATCTGCGGCATTGCCGGCGCATCAGGACGATCAGGCGACAAGCCGCCAGTAAAGCGACGCGCAATAGCTTGCATTTCATCAAGCGACGCGCGCGCCTGCGCAGGAACAGACTTCGCACGCTCTTCAAGCGTCGCAAGCCTGTTGACCTTCGTGTCCATCCTTTTGATCGTATTTTGCGCCTCACGCACTTCGCTATACAGCGCATCGGCGCGTTCTGCGGCGGCAGCCCGGTCGAGGCCTTCAAGCTCCATAACTGCATTGCGGCGCTGCGCCGCTGTTTTGTAATCGAGAATCCAAGAGTTCTCTTGATAGAAAGCATCCGCCGCGTCGCGCGCTTCTTTTGCTTTCGGATCTGCGATTTCTTTTTTGAGTTTCACGCGCTCGGCAAACGTCGGATCTGTGTCAGCAATGCTGCGCAATTCTCTCAATGCTTCACGATCAGACACGCCGGCAAAGTTAGCTTCCAGCTCAAGCGACCCGCCTTCACCGGCTTTTGTCGTGTAACCTTTCTGGCCCCATGTTTCTTTTTCAAGGAACCACGCAATTGCTTGCAGATCATCGTCGCCGAGATCTTTGAATCGCGGATCCTGACGCAGTTTCTCGGCCGCCTTTTGGAAGACTTCCTGACCAAAGCCGAATTCGCCACCGACCTGAATGCCAGACGGTAGAGCTTCCCCAAGATACCCACCGCCGACGCCGCTTTCAGCGTCTGGTATCAAACGGCTGCGGCCAGACAGGCGGCGCAACAAACGTGCAGCCCAAACGTCAATCGTTGCCTTGTCGGAATAGCCGATCAGGTTGCCAGTGAAGTTTGGTGTCTTCGGCGCGTCGCCAACCTTGCGCTTGCGGAACTCATCGAGCAGCGCCATCATTGTCTGCGGGCTGTTAGCATTGAACAGCGTTTTGCCGTCAGCTTTCGTGATGAGCGGGAATTCGCCTTCCTGCGCTTTTTGGAAAGCAATTTCTTTTGCGCGTGCGTCAAACGCCTTGCCAGTCAAGCCTTCTGCTTCTGCTTGTTTCTTTGCATCAGGCAAAGCTGCTTTCAGATCGCGCAAATGGCCGTTGATGTAGCCAGTGCCGTCTTTGGTGCCCGCGCTGCCCATTTCGCCGCCGGCTTCGAGCCAATCGTCAAGTTTGCCGAGCGCGCGGTCATATGCGCCACGCGAGAACTGCGAGAGAACCTCGATGGTGTTTTCCCAGTTCTGGCGCACGTTTGTCTGCGCGCTGGTTGTGCCGAGCACGTCGGCGAGTACGTCGGCAAAGCCGCCATATTCTTGGCGAAGGCGGTCGCGCATGGTCGAATACCATTTGCGAGCAGCCATGATGACTTTTGCATTCTTGTCGCCTTTGGCTTCTCGATCAGCGACTTCGAGGACTTCATCGGCAAGTTTGGTGGCAAGCTCTTCGACTTTGCCTTGATCCCATTTACCATCTCTGATCACGCCTGTTTCGCCGGGCGCGCGATGGAATTCATATGCCTCTTGCTTGATCTTCAGTTCAGGAAGACCTTCATCATTGAATTTGACGTTGCCTCTTGCATCGCGCTCAAATCCGACGACTTCAAACGGTGCCCAGCCTTCTGACTCTGGATATTTCGCTTTTTTCTTTCTGTATGCTTTGAGCGCGGCCTTCGGATCGACCACTGCATCCTTTTCAGGATTTATCTTTGTCTCTGTGGCAAGCTGCGATATTTGATTGCGCTCTTCAGCAGATAGACGGACAGACGCAAGCTCGCGAGCCTCGCGCTCAAGAGCGGTGAACTGCAAGTCTTCATTGCCGCCGGTGATCGGCTGCTGCGCCCGTGCTTCAGCGCCGACCGTGTCTGGATTGTGCGGCGGTTCAGCCTGTCGCGCGATGCGAGCGGCCTCGTCGAGATCCGGCGCGCTTTCAATCAATCGAGATATATCGGAGGCAGCATCGATGCCTTCACGAGCGGCGCCTTTTCCAACGCCACTCACCGCAGCGCGCTCGGCTGCTTTCGTGACAGCGCCGACTGCCGCGCCAGCGCCAAACGGTGCAGCGGCACCGACAGCCGCGAGCGGTGCGAACTTCTCAAGACGCAACGCAGTGGCTTCGTCACCAGCGGCGCGGGCTGCGGCAATCTTGCCCTTCAGCTCGTCGATGTCGCGCAGTGAGTAGATGTTGCCAATGCCGGGCAGCATGCCGCCGATAAACTCGGCGGGGTTCTGTTTAGCAGCCTCGTACATGCCACCTGCAAGCGTGCCGACGTCGCTCAGAACCTGACCGGGGCGCGTGCTGGTGATGTATTCGCCGGTGGCTTGCAATGCAGGGCCGAAACCACGACCGACTGCCTGCGCGCCTTCGATCACGCCTTCCATGCTCGGGCTGATCGCGCCCTGCTCTTCGGGCGGCACAAAGCTCGACGCAATGCGCTTCGACGTGAGCACTGGGCCACCATCGGCAAAGCGGCGCTCAAACGTGCCCATGACGCTGAGATCTTTGCGGGCGGGATTGTAGGACACGCCCACCGGCCCGGCGTTCACGCCGTACTGCATACCCTGCGGCGTCTTCATGACGTTCGCGCCGAAATATTCGTCTGCGTTGAACCCGACGCCATACGACGGCTGCGCGCCCTTGAACGTGGGCTGCACGAACTGCGCCGAGAGCGGGCCGACGCCGACATTAGCGCCGACTGCCTGCGGCTGCCCGGTGACAGGTGCGCCGGCGGCAAACACGCCACCTGATAACGGGCCTGACCCGACACTGACGTCCGCCTGATAGCCACCGCCAATCGTGGGCCTTGCGCTGCTGCGGAGCTCCCGGCTGACGCGGGCCATTGTTTGTGATGGCGTCTCATTAAGCGGCATATGGGTTGCCCTTCGGTCGGTCGTCATGCTGCCGAGGCTCTGGGGCCTCTGGCCGTGTGACGCGGATCATATCACGATCTGCGATGTAGCGAAGCCCCTGCACGGCGGCATCCATCATGTCGTCGTGCGGGATCGAGCCAGAGCCCGAGAACGTGCAGAGCTGCTCGATCATGGGCTCTGCCCAGCTCACGAACTGGCCGGGCACCTTGCTGCTTTCGACGACCCAGACACGCCCGGCGGCGAACAGGGGCGACACGGCGTGCAACCGATCCAGCTTGCCGGCACGGCCGGGATTGTAGGGCGCCGAGATGATGCCTTCGCGGCCGAGCGCCTGTCGCAGGCTGATGCCCGAGCCCTTGTCTTCGATCAGGAGCACGTCGGGCTTGCGGCCGGAATCTTCCATGTAGGCGGGGCCGAACAACGGCTTGAGCACCGAGCGTTCGCGGGGCGCATAGACGGCCTTGAGTTCCTTCTTGGTGCGGGTGATCAGGTCGGGGAAGCCCAGCCGCTCCTGCCAGCAATCGAGCAGGATCACGTCGCGCCTGTCGGCCTTGGGCGAGAACACGCCCCAGACCGTGCAGGCGGAATAGTCGGGATCGGCGCCCGAGCCTGTCTCTTCGGTGAAGGCGGTGTCGAGCGACATGACGATGAATTCAAGCTCGGGCAGCGGCCTGTCGGCTGGCCATTGCTTGATCCACGAGCGGCGGATCACGCCCATTTCTTCGGGGTTGATCACCTCGGCGTGGATTTCCTGCCGGCCGATGGTCGTGCCTTCATAGCGCAGGATCTGATCACGGAACGTGGGCGCCAGATTGGCGAGATTAGCGTAGGTCGAAGCGCGGGTGACGATCACGTCCTTGCCCTCGCGCTTGAGCAGGTTGCGGATGATCGTGTTCGGCTTGGGCGTGGTCGTGCAGATCAGCTTGGGCGAGGAACCCAGACGCATGCCGAACATGAGCAGGTCGAAGGCCTCGTCGGCGTATTGCCACGCAGCCAGCTCGTCGAGCCAGCCGCCGTGAAACTGCGGGCCGCGAAACCGCTCGGGCTTTTCGGCGGTGATGCCCTTGATCAACGAGCCATTGGTCAGCTTCAGCTCAACGTCGGATTTGTTGTATGCCGCGACCAGCTCGCGAGGGATGCAATTGATCAGGCCTGATTCGCCTTCAAAACAAACGCCGATCAGATCGCCATAAGTTGGCGCGGAGACCAGCCAGCGGGTGTTTGGCTGCATGCATCCCCATGCGCCGAGCGTCTCGGCTGCGGTGCGTGTTTTACCGGCGCCACGGCCTGCGAGCAGCAGCCAGATTGTCCAGTCGCCGGGCGGGGGCACTTGATGCTCCAGCCGCTTGTGGATCCAGCCTAGCTGCCAGTCGGCGACCAATTGCTCATATGGCGTCAGGCGGTTCCATGCGGCGAGAAAATCATTTTTTGCCATTGTTCTCGGCCATGGCGAGGAAGGCCATCAGGTTCTCGGTCGGCGCGTTTGTCACCTCGACCTTTGCGTCCACCTCGATCTTGTCGCCCCAGCGTTTGGGCGAGCGTTTGGCCGCCAGCCATTGCAGCGCAGCCAGCTTGACGCGGCTTGATTGCGCATTGCTCTCGGTGCAGCTTTCGGCGATCCGGCCGATCATGTGGGCGTCGTGATCGGCGAGCCCCTCGCGCGCACGCGCGCACTGTGCCTCAAAGGCGGGCTGCTCCGCCATCCACCGATAGACGGTTGCCCGGCTCGGCATATCTTTGTCTTTGCAGATAGTTACGATATCTTCGCCCTCGATCATGCGCTCGCAGATCTTGTCAGCGATTTCCTGTGAAAAGCCTCTCATGTGCAGCGTCCTGTTTGCTGGGTGCCCAGCCCCCGATGAAAGGGGGGCAACGAGGGCTGGGCGGTTGTGCACAACGTGTGGATATTAGAGCGCGGCCATATATGTGGCAATCATCAGCTCCATGCGCTTCCGCTCTTCGGGATCCATTTTGCGCAAAGCTATGACTTTTTTGAGGATTTTCGGTTCGAAGCCGTCAGATTTCGCTTCTGACATGACTTCCTTGATATCGTTCTGGATCGCCTTCTTTTCCTCTTCGAGGCGTTCCAGCCTTTCCACAAAGGCCTTGAGCTGGTTGTTCATTAACTTTCTCCAAAACTGCTTGGGCATTTTCCAAGCACCAGCAGCACGGCTCTGCGCATATTTCGCCGGAATGAAACCCGCAAATCACTAGGGCAAGGTCGTACTGCATCACCTCTTATACCCAGCCTAAAAAAAATTGCAAAGACCAGAAAAAAGTTCTTGTACGCAAAACCGAATCATGAAACAAAGGTGTCAGACCAAACCAAAGGAGCCCAGCATG